AGGACCGCTTAGGGGTCGAAAAAGCGGGCTACGGGTTCGTGGAGGTCACGCGTGACCGGTGAGCGGGTTCTCGCTGGGGTCGCATCGGTGCCGGGCCGGGAGCGGTCGCTTGCTCGGACGGTTGCGTCGCTGGCGTCGCAGGTTGATCGGATCGCGGTGTCGTTGAACGGCCACGAGGAGATCCCGGAGTTTCTGGGCGGCTACCCACACGCGTCGGTCGTGATCCGTGACGGTGGCGGCGGTGACGGCGAGAAGTTCGCGGCCGTCGACGACTGGGACGGCCTCGTCGTGACGTGCGACGACGATCTGTTGTATCCGGCCGACTACGTGTCGCGGATCGAGGCGGGTCTCGACCGGTATGGGCCGGGGGTGATGGTCGGGTTCCACGGCGGCCGGACACTCGGCTGGAACGGTGCGCACAAGGCGGCGTCGCACCGATCGATCCGCTGCCTCGGCGAGCTCGCCACTGATGACGTCGACGTGAATGTGCTCGGGACGGGGACGCTCGGGTTTCGGCCGGCGGAGGTGCCGGTGTGGCGCGACGTTTTCCGGACGGCGAACATGGCGGATGTTCATCTCGCGTGTCACGCGCAGCGGTTCGGGATCCCGATGGTCGCGCTCGCGCACCGCGAGGGGTGGCTGCGTGACATCCAGCCGGCGGCGTCGGAGAGCATCTATGAGAGCAACCAGGTGGGCGACGGGTCGGTGCGCGACACGCGCGCGGCGCGGCGGGCGGCGCTCGAGTCGGTCGACTGGAGCGAGACGCCGCGGCGGCCGCGGGTGAGGGTGTCGGTCGCGACGTGCGGGCGGCCGCATCTGCTGCCGGAGCTGCTGCGCGACCTGGAGCGGCAGGCGCGCTACGTCGATCTCGACGTCGCGGTGTACGAGGACCCGGCCGGCTGCGACTACCAGGCGGCGCGCGCGATCGTCGAGGCGAACGGCTGGTCGTGGCATCGCTTCGATCAGCGGCTGGGCAGGGAGAACCACGCGCGGCTCGTCGCGTGCGAGCTCGGCGACTGCGCGACGAGCGGCGCCGACTGGTTTGTGTTCCTGCCCGACGACGTGCGGCTTGTCCGGCACGCGATCCCGCGGGCGCTCGACACATGGGCGCAGCTCGACGAGCCGGCGACGCTGACGCTGTGGCGGCTCCGCGACCACGAGGGCCTGATGAACTGGACCGGCCGGTTCCCGCTCGACCGGGGCGAGGCGTGGGAGATCTTCCACGTCGACGGGATCTACCTGTGCCAGCGCGACACGCTCGAGCTTTTCGACTTCGGGCTGCCGGAGCGTCTTCCGGGCGGGCCGTCGTCGTCGGGTGTCGGCCGGGCGATGTCGCTGCGGCTGCACGCCGCCGGCCGGCGGATGTACCGGGTGCAGCGGTCGCTCGCGACACCCGTCGCAGGCGAGCGCTCGATGATGAACCCCGACGCGTCCGACCGGCTCTACCCGGGGCTGGTGGCGGCATGACCGATCTGCTGCTGTCGCCGCACAACGACGACGAAGCGCTCTTCGCGTCGTTCACGCTTCTCCGGCACCGGCCGCTCGTTCTGACCTGCCTCGACGGCCGCCGGAAAAGCAACTTTCCGCTGCCGGCCGACCGTGTCGCGGAGAGCATGGCCGCGATGGAGATCCTCGGCTGCGACTACGACCACCTGTGGGTGCCGCTCGCCTACGAAGACTGGCAGGCGTCCGTCGAGCGCCGCATCGCGCTGCGCGGCGTCGACCCCTCAAGGGTGTGGGCGCCGTTCCCGGAGCCGCACGGGCACGACCACCACAACCGCGTCGCGGAGCTCGCGACCCGGATGTGGCCGGGCCGCGTGAGCTTTTACACGACCTACACCGTCGACGGCGAAGACGTCCACCGCTCCCGCGACGGCCGCCCGGTCCCGGCCGAGAGCGGCTGGGGCGACCTGAAGGCGGCTGCGCTCGCCTGCTACCGGTCGCAGAGCGAACGTTCCGGCACCGCGATGCACTTCGCCCAGCCGCTCGACGAGTGGGAGGTGCCGTCGCTGCGGCTGAACCTCGGCGGCGAGATCAACCAGATCCCCGGCTACGTCAACATGGACGTCTCCTACGGCTGGAAGTTCGAGGACGGCCTCGGGATGTGGGGCGACGGCAGCGTCGAGGCGATCACCGTCAGCCACGTCCTGATGTACGTCAACCAGGAGCACTGGCCGCTCGCGTTCGAGGAGATCGCCCGCGTCCTCGCACCCGGCGGCGTCGTCCGGATCACCGAAGACGACATCGGAAACCCCGCCGGCAGCCGCCCCGTGATCCGTCCCGGCGCGGCCGTCGCGACGACCCCGGCACTCGTGCTCGACCACATGCACGCCGCCGGCCTCGTGGCCTCCGAGATCGACGCCGACTGCACGCTCTTCGCTGACGGATCTCTGATCCAGCGCAACTACGGCGACCCGCCCGACGTTTTCCACGCCGAGGCCGTGAAGCGTTGATGAACAAGACGAACGACCACGCCGTCCGTGTCGAAGCGGTGCGGCTGTTCGCGATGCCGCTGCAGCAGGCCAGGCAGACGCTCTCCGACCGGATCGCGCGCGCCTACCTCGCGACCGGCGAGGCCCAGTGGGAGCAGCTCGACTTCAACGCGCGCCTGACGACCGAGCTGCGCGAGCTCGCCGACGCCGCCGACGTCCCGAGCCTCTGGAGGCGCGGCTAGATGGTCGTGACGGCCTGCCTCTGCTGGTACGACGAAGAGCCCCACATGCTCGCCGGCGCGGTGCTGTCGCTCGCAGGCGTCGCGGACAGGCTCGTCGCGCTCGACGGCCGCTGGCACGGGTTCCCCGGCGACCAGGCGATCAGCGCCGACGAGCAGCGCGACGCGATCGAGCAGACCGCCGCCGCGATCGGCCTCGAAGGCGTGATCGTGCGGCCGGGTGCCGCGTGGCCGTCGCAGGTCGTGAAACGGAACGCGGCGTTCGAGATCGCACTCGCACCCGCAGAGACCGACTGGCTGCTCGTGCTCGACGCCGACGAGCACGTCTTCTCGCACGACCGGCAGCTCCTCGAACGGCTACTCGCATCCGCTTCCGGCGACGTCGCCGAGCTGCTGCTGACGAACTTCACGACCCGCTGGCCGCTCGACCAGATGCGCGCGAACACCTACAGCGTCCGCCGCCTCTTCCGCGCCGCCGCCCAGCCGCGATACGAGCGAGCACACAACGGCGTCCGCACCGCCGGCGGCTCCTGGCTTTCCGGCGACCGTGCGCACGTCGAGCTCGTCGACGCGTTCGACGTGTCGCCGGCGCTGACGTTCGGCCACTCCGTCGACGTGCGGCCGGCCGACCGCCACCGCGCACGGAGCGTCTACTACCGGCGCCGCACCGCAGAGCATCTCGAGGACTGGGCGGCAGCGTGACCCCGAGACGGCCCTGCCTGATCTGCGGCGTCCCGGCCCCGGGCTCCTACTGTGCCGCCCACCAGCCCGACGATAACGCGCGCCGCAACGCGAAAACCGTCGCGCACGGCGTCAAGCGCGCCCACTTCCAGCGTGTCCGCCGCGAGGTGCTCGCCGCGACCGGCGGACTGTGCGAGCTGCGGCTGCCCGGCTGCACCACCACCGCAACGACGGTGCATCTGCATCCCGAGCTCGCCGGCAACCACGACATCGCGACCGTCGCCGACTGCGACGCCGCGTGTGCGCACTGCCACGGCGTGACCGACGGTCGTCGCTCCCGCGAGACGGTGGCCGTCTGATGGCGATCCCGGGCCCGAAGCCGAAGGACGCGTCGAAGCGCGCCCGCGCGAACGCCGAGACGTTCCCGACCGTCGAGCTGAACCACGACCAGGCGCCGAAGAAGGCCCGGTCGCTGCCCGGTGCGAGCAAGCTGACCGCGGCGACGCGGCGGCGGTGGCGGACGTGGGCGACCTCGCCGCAGGCCGCACTGTTCCTCGAGACAGACTGGCTCGTGCTCGAGCGGCTCGCGAAGCTCTGGGACGCGTTCGAGCGCGGCGACGTGGGTGTCGCCGGCGAGATCCGGCTGACCGAGGCGAAGCTCGGCGCGACGACCGAGGACCGGCTGCGGCTCCGCTGGCGCCTCGCCGAGGCAAAGAGCGGCGAGGAGCGTCCGGCCGCGGTGCGGAAGTCGTCCCGCGGCCGCAAGGATCCGCGTCTGACGCTCGTCGGGGATGACGCATGAACGAGCCGCGCCTGCTGCTGCCGCCGATGGACGCGGTCCCGTGGCCGACGCTCGGGCCCGACGTCGCCGACTGGATCGAAGAGAACCTCGTCCATGGCCCCGGCGACGTCCGCGGCCAGCGGCTCGAGCTGACCGACGAAGAGCGGCTCTTCCTGTACCGCGCCTACGAGGTGTACCCGCACGGCGACCCGCAGGCCGGCCGTCGCCGCTTCAAGCGTGCCGTCTACTCGCGCCGCAAAGGCACCCGCAAGACAGAGCTCGCTGCGTGGATCGCGATCGCCGAGATGGATCCGACCGCGCCTGTCCGCTGCCACGGCTGGCGCGACGAGGACGGCGTGATGGTGCCGGTCGGCGGCCCGGTGACCGACCCGTACATCCCGATGGTCGCGACGACGGAGGAGCAGTCGGAAGACCTGGCCTACGGTGCGGTGAAGGCGATCCTCGAGAACTGCGAGCTCGGCAACCGCTACTACATCGGCGAGGAGCGGATCATGCATCGCGACGCGCCGGGCGAGCTGAAGGCGCTTGCGCAGGCGCCGAACGCCCGAGACGGTGCACGCACGACGTTCCAGCACTTCGACGAGACGCACCTGTTCGTGTCGGAGCGGCTGAAGAGCTCGCACGCGACGATGCTCCGCAACATCCCGAAGCGGTCGCTTGCCGACGCGTGGTCGCTCGAGACGACGACGATGTACGCGCCCGGCGAGGAATCCGTGGCCGAACTGTCGCACCTGTACGCGGAGGAGATCCGCGCCGGCCGCGTCGACGACCCCAGGATGCTCTTCGACCACCGGCAGGCCTCCGAGACACACGACCTCGACACCCGCAAAGGGCTCGTGGCGGCGATCGTCGAGGCCTCCGGCGACGCGATCGCGTGGGCCGACGTGGAAGGGATCGCGGCGCAGTACCGGGAGGCGGCCGCCAACCGTGACGAGGGAGCCAAGAACCGCTTCCGCCGCTTCTGGGGCAACCAGCGCCGCTCGCTCGCCCGCCGCGCCTACCCGCCCGACCTGTGGGCCGCCCGCGCGGACCGTCAGCGCGAGGTGCCGCGCGGCTCCGAGATCGTGGTCTTCTTCGACGGCTCCTACAGTCGCGACTCGACCGCGCTTGTCGGCGCCACCGTCGAAGAGAAGCCGCACATCTTCGTGATCGAAGCCTGGGAGCGGCCCGCGGGCGCGACACGCTGGCGGACCCCGCGCAACGAGGTGCTCGAAACGATCGACGAGGCGATGGCCGACTACCGCGTGGTCGAGCTCGCACCCGACCCGCCCGGCTGGGTCCGCGAGGTCGAAGACCTCGAGGCGACCTACGGCGAGACCGTCGTCCGCTTCGAGACGAACCAGCCATCACGGATGGGGCCGGCCTGCGACGAGTTCGAGCAGGCGCTCCGCGGAAGCGGCGAGCATCAGGAAGGCGTTCTGCCCGAGGGCGGCTTCACCCATGACGGCGACGAGCGGCTCGCACGGCACATCTCGCATTGCGTCGCGAAGAAGCGCGGCCGCTGGATCCTCGTCACGAAGGAGACCGACGACTCGCCGCTCAAGATCGACCTCGCCGTCGGCGCGATCGGAGCGTTCCACCGTGCGAAATGGCACCACGCCAACCCCACAGTGAGCGGAGGTACAGGATTCGCGTTCGCGTAACCCAGCTCTTCACCCGTGCCCGCATCGAGACCGCCGCCCAGGCGGTCTTTTTCGTGGCCGGAGCGATCACCCTCGCGGTCGGGATCGGCCACGCTTACGCGCCGGCCGGACTGATCGCCGCGGGAGTCGAGGCGATCCTCGCCGGCGCCTACCTGAGAGGCGGCACCTCGTGAACCAGCCGCTGCTCGCCCAGATCGGCCGCGGCCTCGGGCTGCGCCAGGAGACCGCCGGCGCACTCTCGATCGAGGACGTCGCGAACATCCTCGCGATCGACAACCTCGGCTTCCCGTTCCTGAATCAGTCGCTGATCGGGAACCTCGAGCCGATCGAGGGCGACTACGTCGGGCTCGCACGCGGCGCCATGAAGGGCGACTCGATCGTCTTCTCCTGCATCGCGCTCCGCGCGAAGATCCTCAGCGAGGCGCGGTTCGCGTTCCGTGACATCCAAGACGACGGCCGGCCCGGGCCGCTCAGCACCGGCCCGGAGCTCGACATCCTCCGCACGCCGTGGTCGGGCGCCACCACCGGTGAGCTGATCGCACGCGCTGAGGTCTACACCGCGATCGGCGGCAACTTCTACGCCGCTCGGCGCCCGAACGGCACGATCCGCGCGCTCCGTCCCGACTGGACATACATGGTGATCGGGATCGTCGATGGCGACCCCGAGACCGACGATCCGTGGTCGATCGACGCCGAGATCGTCGGCTTCCAGTACCACGAAGGCGGCCCGATGCTCGGCCGCGAGCCGCTCAGCCTCCTCGCCGACGAGGTCGCGCACTTCGCGCCGATGCCGGATCCCGAGGCGCGGTTCCGCGGCATGTCGTGGCTGACGCCGGTCGTCCGTGAGATCGAGGCCGACAAGTCGATGACGAAGCACAAGCTCGCGTTCCTCGAGCACGGCGGCACCTCGAACATGGTGATGAAGGTCAACGAGCCTGATCTCGCCAAGTTCCAGCAGTGGGTAAAGGCCTTCAAGGCCGAGCACGACGGCGTCTCGAAGAGATACAAGACGCTCTTCCTGCAACCCGGCGTCGAGGCCGACGTGATCGGTTCGAACCTGCAGGAGATCGACTTCAAAAATGTGCAAGGCGCCGGCGAGTCGCGCATCGCGGCAGCCGCAGGAATCCACCCTGCGCTCGGCGGCTTCTCCGAGGGGCTGCAGGGCTCGGCGCTCAACCGCGGTAACTTCGCCGAGATCCGCCGCAACTTCGGCGACATGCACGCGATGCCGTGGTGGCGCGAGCTGTGCGGGTCACTCTCGAAGATCGTCGCAGTCCCCGACGGCAAAGAGCTCTGGTACGACGCCCGTGACGTCGCTTTCCTTGCGCCCGGCCAGGTCGACGCTGCGACCGCCGACAAGGATCGCGCCGAGACGATGTCGACGATGTTCATGGCCGGCTGGGTGCCGGAGTCGATCATCGAGTGGCTGCGCACCGGCGACATCTCGACGCTCGAGCACACCGGTGCCCCGTCGGTGCAGTTGCAGCCGGCGCCGGGCCAGGCCGCGATCACGCTGCACGCAACGCGGGACGTGGCGGCGATCGTGCAACTCGTCGACGCCGGCTGGCAGATCGTCGCTGACAGTCCCGTCGAGTCTTCTCAGAACGGCCACTCCGACCGGTTGCCGGTCCTAGCGAAGGAGAAATCATGAAGCACGACTACCGGCTGCTCGGACAGCTCGTCTCTGAGACGCCGTGGCAGATCTTGCCGTCCAAGCTGCACGAGATCCAGCAGTTCTGGGGTCGCGTGCTCAGCGGCAACGTGTTGTCGGACGCCGAGCTCGAGGAGATCACCTCGGCCGCGCAGCAGCGCCGCCAGCGGCCCGCGGCTGGCTCGATCGGTGTGCTGCCGCTGTACGGGTCGATCTTCCCGAAGTCGAACCTGATGGCCGAGATCAGCGGCGGCACGTCGCTCGACGCGTTCGCGGCCGTCTATCGCGGCATGATGGCCGATCCGAACATCGCGGCCGTCGTGATGGACGTCGACTCGCCCGGCGGCTCAGCGTCGATGTTGACCGAGACCGCGCAGATCGTCCGCTCGGGCAAGACGAAGCCGCTCGTCGCGGTCGCGAACACGATGGCAGCTTCGGCCGCGTTCGGGCTCGCCGCCCAGGCCGACGAGTTCGTCGCGTCACCGTCGGCGATGGTCGGGTCGGTCGGCACGTACTTCCTACATCAGGACATGACCGCTGCGCTCGAGGCGGATGGCGTGAAGATCACGCCCGTCCAGTCGAGCGAGGCGAAGACCGAGCTCGCACCGTTCGTCTCGCTGTCGGAGGAAGCCCAGCAGGCACTCCAGCGGATGGTCGACCAGTACCAGGAGCGGTTCGTCGCCGACATCGCAAAAGGGCGCGGCACGACCGAAGCGAACGTCCGCAACAGCTACGGCGACGGCCGTCTCCTGACCGCGCAGGACGCTCTCGCGGCCGGGATGGTCGACCGAGTCGACACGTTCGAGAAGGTCGTGAACGGCCTGCTGAAGAGCAACGGGTCGCTGTCACTCGGCCACTCGACGGCGTTCATCGACGGCCGCACAGTTGTCGAGCGGGAGCTCGTCGGCCTGAGCGAACAGGTCGCGGCGGCGTCCGCCAGCTTCCGCGCGATGCCCGCAGAAGAGCTCCGCGAGGCGCTCCTCGGCCGGCTCCCCGCTGGCGCGACAGTCGTACAGCCCGCCGCGGCGGCGACCGAGCCGGGCAAAGGACTCGACGCCACCCCGGCGTCGACGCAAGAGACCGCAGCCGCGGTCACCAGCCGCGCGACGGCGACGGCAACCACCCCCAAGGCCAAGGAGGCCGAAGTGAAGACCAAGGAAGAGCTGATCGCGCAGCGTGAAACCCTCGCGGCGCGGAGTGCGGAGATCAACGCGGAGCACTCGGGCACGCTGCTCGAGGGCGACGCGCGCGCCGAGTACGACAAGGCGATGCAGGACATCGACCACATCGACAACACGATCGCGGACATCGAGAAGCGCGAAGCCGAGCAGGCCCGCGTCGCGTCCCGCGCGAAGAACGAGGGGGCCACCGAGGGCGGCAACGGCCACGTCGCCGAAAAGCCGTTCGGCACGAACGTCGACCGCAAGGGCCCGAGGAACGTGTGGGACATCGCGAGCTACCAGAAGCACGCACGGTCGCTCGACGAGCTCGCGGGCCTCTACGCAGACGGCGCGAAGCGGGCGAACGAGACGGTGCTGTACGAGACCGACAAGCAGGACCTGCCGAAGTCGTTCGTCGAGCGCCTCCTCGGTGCCGACACGAAGGACGCGAACTTCGCGCAGCGCATGATCGTCACGTCGGACCCGGCGTACGACAAGGCGTTCGGGAAGCTCGTGATGGGCCGGCCGCTTTCGAACGCCGAGCAGTCGCTCATCAACCAGGCGATCTCGATCGGCGGGCTCGGCGCCGAAACGCCCGTGCCGGTGCAGATCGACCCGACAGTGCTCCTGACCTCCGACGGGGTTGCGAACCCGATGCGGGCGATCAGCCGCAACGTCACGATCACCGGCAACACCTGGCGCGGCATCTCGTCCGACGGCGTCACGGTCGACTACGCGGCAGAGCTCGCAGAGGTCACCGCGCAGACGCCGAGCTTCGACGCGCCGGACGTCACGGTCGAGAAGGCGCAGGCCGAGGTGCAGTTCTCGATCGAGGCCGACGAGGACTGGGGCGCGCTCCGGTCCGAGCTCGCGCTGATGTTCCAGGACGCCAAGGACACCAAAGAGGCGAACAAGTTCCTCTTCGGCACCGGCACGAACGAGCCGGAAGGGCTGATCTACGCCCTGAACGCAGACGGCACCTCGATCGTCGACACCGCGGCCGTGAACACGCTCGCGATCTCCGACCTCGACCTGCTCGTCGACGACCTGCCGCCGCGCTTCGACGCGAACGCGCAGTGGATCGGCAATCGCGGCGTCTTCTCGGCGCTGCGGGCGCTCGCCGGCAGCCGGCTCGACTTCTGGGTGCCGCTCGCGCAGGGCTTCCGGAACCGCCCGACCGGCACGACCGGCTACACCCTGATCGACTACCCCGTGAACGTCGCGTCCGAGATGTCGCGCGCCGTCACCACCGGGAGCGAGAAGGTGCTCGTCCTCGGCGACTTCGGCCGCGGCTTCGTGATCGTCGACCGGGTCGGCCTCAACGTCGAGCTCGACCCGCTCGTCCGCAACTCGAACGGGAAGCTGATCGGGGCGCGCGCGCTCTACGTCTACTTCCGCAACACCTCGAAGCTCCGGACGCCCAACGCGTTCCGGATGCTCCGCATCAAGCACAGCTAACCGGCTGCGCTTGTCCAAGCTCCGGGGGCGACGCGACGGCGTCGCCCCCGGTTCACCGTCACCACACACGAAGGAGACCCGATGGGCGAAACGGAGAAGGGCGCGCGGCAGATCGTCAGGGCCAACACCTCCGCACAGTTCGAGCACGGCGGCCAGGTCGTGCGAATCATCAAGGGCGAAACGACGGTCGAGGTCGGCCACTCGATCCTGAAGGGACGCGAGCACATGTTCGAGCCTCTCCTCGTCGACTTCCCGGTGCCCCAGCACGGCCGCGGTAAGGCCTCTGCGTGACTGTTGCGATCGACTTCGCCTGGCACGAGTTGCGGATCGCTCTTGGCGGTTCCAGTTCCGCCCTCGCAACATCAACCCTCAAGGAGACACGATGAAAATCTACGACGGGCCGGTCGTCTTCGTCGACGGCGTCCACTACCCGGCCGGCGACGACGGAGCAGATCTTTCGCGTCCGTTGCGCTGGTCGGAGGGCGCGAGCTACCGCGACGCGGAAGACGGCGAGCCGCTCCACAACGACATCCACCACGAGTCGGCGCTCGACCTCGAGCCCGGAAGCGAGGACTGACCGATGGACGCAATGGCACTCAGCATCGAGGATGCGCTCGCTCCGCTCGGGCTGACGCTCGACGGGCCGCTCATCCGCGTCAGCCGGTCGAAGATGCGCGACTGGCTGCGCCGCAAGCTCGACGATTTCGTCGTCTTCTCGGGGTCGAAGTCGAACTACCTCGCGAAGAAGGTCGCCGAGCTCGCCGCCGGCGGGCAGGCGTACAGCGCCCCCGGCCACGTCTACGTCGCGCTCTGCACGACGCTGCCGGACGACACCTCGACCGGCTCGACGCTCACAGAGACCGACTACACCTCGTACGCGAGGACGGAGATCGGGTCGGCGAACGACCAGTCGACCGCCTGGAACGCCTCAACCGGCACGACGACCGCGACCGTCACGAACAAGGCCGCCGTCACGTTCCCGGCCGCCACCGGCGCATCCACGAACCCGATCGTCGGGATCGCAGTCGTCGACGCCAGCTCCGCAGGGAACGTCCTCTACTGGGCGTCTGTCACGTCGACGGCGATCGCTTCGGGTGACACGCCGAAGATCAACGCGTCTGCGCTGACGATCGTCGAGGACTGACCGAGCACATGGCCGAAGTCGTCTTCTCACCCGAGGAGATCGCCGAGTTCCCTCAGGGGCCTCCCGGCGCTCCGGGCGCGGCTGGGCCAGCGGGCGTCGAGCAGGGGTCGGTCTTCTGCCACCAGGCGAACGATCCCGGCAATGCCCGCAACTCGGTCAGCGACGTGAACGTCGCCGACCTTGCATGGGGTGCGGCTGGCTCGCTCATCCGCAACGACCGGCCGTCGAACCCCGTCGGCTACCGCGACACCACGGCCTGGACGACGGTCTAATGGCTCTGACCTTCACTCTTCTCGACGCCGGCAACGACTCGACGGACACCACGTCGTATGCGACGGCTTCGATCAGCCCCGGCGCGAACAAGCTGATCCTGCTGTTCCTGATGGGCGCGAAGAGCGGAGGCGTCCCCGGCACCCCTTCGTCTGTATCTGGGTGCGGTGCGACGTGGACGCAGATCGGGTCGAACCTCGACTGGTCGACCGACACCGCATCCGAGAGCGACCTCTACGTTTTCCGGTCGCTCACAGCCTCGCCGAGCTCCGGGGCGATCACGTTCGCTTGGGGGTCGATTCAGCAGGGGACGTCGTGGGCTGTCGTTGAGGTGAGCGGCATGGATCCGTCGGGGACGAACGGGGCCGGCGCGATCGTCCAGGCCGTGTTCAAGGCGCTGCCGGTCGCTGCGAACGCGGCCACGTCGATCTCGCAGGCGATGTCGGCGTTCGCGAACGCTGGCAACCGCGGGATCGCGTTCGTGTCGCACGGCGCCGGCGAAGCAACCACGCCGAGGACTTCGTGGACTGAGCTTTCCGACAACAATATGCTGACCCCGAACCGCGGCAACGAGTGCCAGTGGTCGGATGCGGCGGGTGCTGATGCGACGGTAAGCGCGAGCTGGGCCACCTCGGCGCGCGCGGCGATCGTCGGCCTCGAGATCGCGATCGCCAGCGGCGCCGTGAAGACGCTGACCGCCGCCATATCCGGGGCGGCTTCGGTCGCGGCTTCCGTCGTTCGCACGAGAGCGCGCGCGGCCTCTGTGTCCGGCGCCGCCACGGTCTCGGCGAGCGTCAAACGAACCCGCGCCCGCACAGCGACAGTCACGGGCGCGGCGACGGTCTCCGCTTTGGTCGTGCGCGTCAGGTCGAGGGGAGCGTCCATCTCGGCCGGCGCGACAGTCTCCGCGACCGTCGTCAGAACCCGCTCGCGCAACGCAGCGATCTCCGGGGCCGCCACCGTCAGCGCCGCCATCGTCCGTCTCCGCGCACTCACGGCGACGAGCTCCGGCTCGGCCTCCGTCAGCGCCGGTCTCGGCGGCCAGACCAGGCTTCTCACACCGACGATCCACGGCACAGCCACAGTTACGGCAGCCGTCGTCCGCAGCCGCGCCCGCGGCGCCGCCATCACCGCGACCGCGACCGTCTCCGCGAACCTCACCCGCGCTCGCAGCCTTGGCGCGCAGGCGCTCGGCACAGCGACCATCTCATCGACGCTCGTCCGAGACCGCGCCCTCACATCGACATCGACCGGGGCTGCGACGGTAGGCGTCGCGCTCGCAGGCACCGTCACCGTGCCGTCCGTGTCGTTCCGCATCGGCGCGCCGAACATGGGTTGGAAGACGGGCGCCTCAACGTCGGGCTGGAAAGCAGGTGCGCTCACATGAGTCTCTCCGTCCAAGACGGTTCGCTCCAGTACGTCAAAGCCCCGGTCAGCGCCGTCGTCGACGGGGCCGCGTACGACCCGACCAGCGACACCGTCCAGATGGCGTTCACCGCGGTCGGCGTCGACCCTGTGAGCGGCGACTGGAAGACCGCCGGCTGGGAGACGATCAGCGGCCGCTACTACGCACGCTGCCTCGTCGGCCCCGGCGGAACCATCGACCTGGCAGTCGGCTCCTACACCGTCTGGGTGAAGGTCACCGACAGCCCAGAGATCCCGATCCTGCGATCAGGCGGCCTCCGCGTCTACTAAGACGGCGGAACTGGAATCGAGTTTTCATGACCTACACCGACCATAGGAGAAGCTGATGGCAGCGGGCGACCTCTGCGACTACGCCGACGTCACCACCTACCTCCCCGGCTACAGCGCCAACACCGACACCGACGAGAAGATCGTGAAGCTGATCACCGCCGAATCGGAGCAGTTCGCCGCCGACTCACACGCCGAGTTCGTCCCGACGGAGGAGACCCAGCCCGCCGCCCGTCTCTTCGAGATCGACGCGCGCGGCCGGGTCTATGTCGGTGCGCTCGACGGCGGTGAGACGCTCTCGGTCGAGCTCATCAACAGCGACGGAACGACGACGGCTGTCGCAAGCGGCGACGTCGCCACCTTCTACGGGCCACGCCGTAACCCGACCGCTGCGTGGCAGCCGGTCACCGAACTCGAGCTCCAAGGAGCGGTCCCGCGCCATGCCAGGCGCGAGCAGCTGGTGCAGGTGACAGCCACATGGGGCTTCCCCGAGGTGCCGACGTTCGTCACTGAAGCCGTCGCCGCATCGGTCATCCTCCGCTACGTCTCCGACGTTGCAAGCGCAGGCACCGCCCTCGCTGACGCGCTCGACAGCATCAACATCCGCGGCCTCGTCGCACGCCGCGAAGACGCGCTCGCGACGCTCGCCCAGCTCCAGCCGCCGTTCGTCGGATGAGCAACGTCATCACACAGACGCGTGAGGCGATCCAGACCTACCTCGCGACACCGTTCCCGCCGCCGGTCGCGATCGACGGCGGCCGCGCCGACGGCGTCAACCGCGACCCGTTCCCGAAGATCCGGATCTGGCATCCCAGCTACGCCCCGCAGGCGTCGTCGAGAACGCTCGCGAAGCCGACGCTGACCCTCCGCTACTTCCCGCCGCTCTCGAAACAGCCGTCCGCGACGACGCCTCGCGACCAGGAAGCGCTCGAGCAGGCAGAAGTCGACCTGCTCACCGCGTTCGCCGACAAGAACCGCGCCGGCGACTTCGTCGCGAACGTCGCCGTCTCCGTCACAACGTGCGTCCTGAACGACGACGCTGACCGCTGGTACGTCGAGATGACGCTGACCGCCCTGATGCAGAACATCGCGCAGCAAGCCGCATGATCAACGCCCACGTCACCTTCGAGGACCACTTCGACCGGCTCGACGAGCAGATCGAACGGCGCGTCCTCGAGGCGTTGGACGAGGGCGCAGCCGTGATGGCCGCCGTCGCGACCGAGAAAGCAGGAAACGTCTCGTCGTTCAACCCCATGCCCGCCCGACGCACCCTGTCGGGCTGGGCGTCGGCCGTGTCGGCGACGAACAAGAAGTTCCGGATCTTCGACAAAGGCTCGCTCGGGAAACGCCACGTCCACCTCAAAGGGGCAGACCGCCGGAAGGACTCCTGGCCCGTCCGTCCCGGCCAGGCGAACCGCACGAGCTACGAGGCCCACCGCGAGCACCTCGACACCGGCGGTGTCGAGGCCCGCAACATCTCGAACCCGGCGAAGCTCGCCGGCCTGAAAGCGCTCCGCGCGGCCCTAGGCCGCTAACCCCTCCGTCCACCGGAACAACGAACCCGCCTAGGGAGGCAACGCAATGACCTTTTTCGCCGGCAACAGCCGCACGATCCTCGTCAAGAAGCAGGTCGACAAAGACACCGCCGTCTCGGACTTCTCCGACGCGATGGCGCTCCGCATCTACGAGTTCAGCACCGACCCCGCCAGGGCGATCACCGAGCTGTCCGAGTCGGACGCATCGTCGCAGCAGGGCGGCTCGCACGTCTCCGCGATCGGGCCCGGCCTCTCGTTCGGCGTCTACGGCCGCCCGTCCGAGCTCGACCTGATCGCCGAAGCGCTGCTCGGAGACGACGCCGACTCCTCGACTGTCACCCCGACCACGCACACCGCGACACCGTCGAACGACCAGCCCTACTACTCGATCCTCGAGGTCGTCCCGTACGGCGGCGGCCGCCTCTGGGACGGCTGCCGGCTCTTCGGCGGCCAGTTCACCTCGCAGGACGACTCCGACACCGAGCTGCGCGTCACCGGCCTGCAGTGGGTCGCGCTCGGCGTCACGAACAACGTCGCCGCCCCCGACCCGATCCCCGCCCCGGCCGACGAGCTGCCGTTCATCCACGCCGAGGCGGCGATCAAGTACGCGACGGTGCACCTCGGCCTCACCAAGCAGGTGACCGTGACCGTCAACCGCAACGGCGGCCGCCGCCAGGGCGACTCCGGCTTCCGCGCGATCGACGCGACACCGGGCAAGTTCGCCGTCGACGGGTCCGTCTCGAGGTACACGCAGGACAACGCGATGCAGCGCGCGATCGACACCGGCTCGAAGACCGGCACCGCCGCGACCGCCGACATCTACACCGAGGCGTTCTCGGTGCTCTACACGCGCGGCTCGGGCAGCACCCTCCGCTCGTTCCTGATCACCGGCACCGAGATCAGCTACTCGACCCGTGAGGAGGCGCTCGACCTCGACGGCAACCCGTACGTCGAGGTGCTCGGGTTCCGCACCGAACCGCAGGCCGCCCTCGCCGACAACCTCGTCATCGTCACCGTGAACGCGAAGGCCACACCGGATGCCTGAGCAGGCGTGGAAGCCCTCGTCGCTCGCGGAGGCGAAACGCAACGCGGTCGTCAACATGACCGCATCCTCCGGCACGAGGTACGCGGTGCGGCCGATGACGCTCGACGAGCTGCTCTCGATGAACGCGATGCCCGACGACCTGATCCGGATCGCGCTCCTCGACAACATCCGCGTCGGGCGGGAACAGTCGGCGTTGACGGTCGAGATCGGCGAGAAGCTCGCGAAGGGCGACAAGGCCTCGCTCGTCGAAGCACAGGGGCTGTCGCGCGGCCTCGTCGATCTCCGCAACCGGCTCGTGCTCGCAGCGGTGCAGGCGCCGAAGCTGAAGCCGAAAGACCTCGCCGACCTCGACCCCTACGACCTCGACGAGATAGCGATGGTCGCCCAGCACCGGCTGGTCGTTGACGAGGCCGGGAGGCTCGTCGACCCGCTCGCCACCTTTCCGGGCGCTGGTAGCCAGTGACGACTGCCTCCGTGTCGCGCGGCTTGCGGAGCGGACAGGCTTCTGGCCGGCTCTCACCGACGACCCCGTCCTCGACTTCATGCTGCGGGAGGCGCTGATGCGCAAGCTCGACGAGCGCGCGAGGGCGGAGCAGGAGCGCGTGGAGCTCGACGCGCGCGTGAAGGCGGTCGAGCGGTCCGTGATGGAGAACGTCCGCCGCGGGGTCATGCATTGACATCGGCCCGGCTGGAAGCTGATGCAACGTCTTGCAACGCCCGTGGCGTCCTCCGCCACGGAGAAGCCGATGTGCACGGTGTCCGGCGGCTGCGCGGCGTTAGCGGCGCTCTGAGAGGGGCGGTGGTCTGATGTCGTCTTCGGCGAAGATCGCGGGCGGCGACATCCAGCTGTCGGTCGACCGTGCCGGGGCGACGGCCGAGCTCGAGCAGCTCCGCAGCACGGTGCGGTCGGCGTTCGCGGGGATGTCCGATGACGCGCTGAAGTTCGCGTCGGCGCAGGACCGCCTCGACCGGGCGCTGAGGTCGTCGAACGGGAAGATCACCGCGAGCGTCCGTTCGGCCGAGCTGAACCTGCGGCGGGTGCAGTCGGAGGCGTCGAAGTCGAACGTGAGCGTCGCCCGGTCGGCGAACGCGTCGTCGTCGGCGCTTCGTCGCGAAGAGCAGGCCGTCAACCGGCTCGGCCGCGGGTTCCTGTCGGGGTCGGGGCTCGCGTCGCACTTCGGCAGATCTATCGCATTCGCGTCGTCGACGTTCCTCGGCGGCGCAGGGCTGATCTTCGCGATCCGTTCCGCGACCGACGCGGCCGTCGGCCAGCAGGCGGCGGAGGGGCAGCTCGAGACGGCGTTGAAGAACCGCGGCCAGGTCGTCGAGCAGCTTCGCGGCAACGTGTCCGCGCTCGTGGCTGCGAACGCGCAGCTCGGGTTCGGCGAGGGCGACGTGACGAAGGCGTTGACGATCGGGGTGACGACGACGGGGTCGCTCGCCGGCGCGACACGGCTGCTCGCGGTCGCCCAGAACGTCGCGCGGGCGAAGGGGACAGACCTTTACAGCGCGACGCAGCTCGTGATCAAGGGGTTCCTCGGGCAGTCGCGCGGGATCAAGTCGCTCGGCGTCGACCTCGCGACAGGTGTGAAGGGGTGGGCTGCGCTCGACGCGGTGCAGGGGAAGTACGCCGGCCGGGCGGTCGCGTATGCGAACTCCGAGGCGGGCGCGCGCGCGAAGGCGAACGCGCAGCTCGAGCGGACGAAGATCACGATCGGCAACGATCTGCTGCCGGTCGAGAACAAGCTCGCCTCGGCCGTCGCGGACTACCTCGGGAAAGCATCGACGCAGCAGAAGATCCAGGACGACGTCAACGCGGCGATGAAGACCGGCGCGAACGTCGTGCATGGCGTCGAGAGCGCCTACCACGACCTCGCGCCCGTGCTCCGGACGATCGTGACGCTCCTCGGCGGCGCCAAGAAGGCGACCGAGGCTCTGCTCGCGGTGTACGCCGGCGCGAAGATCAGCCACGCGATCACCGAGCTCGGTCTCCTGAAGGTGGCGACTGCCGAGGTCGGGACGACCGCCGCCGTGTCGGAGGCCGAGGCCGCGACATCCGTCGCTGCGGTCGGGACGTCGGCGACGGTCGCGAAGACGAAAGTCGGCGGCCTGCGCACCTCGCTGGCGGGCCTCGGGGCGCTGCAGCTCGCGCCGATCGTGATCCCGATCGCGATCCATGTCGAGAAGGTCGAGGAGGCGAAGGTCAAGTCGGCACTCGGGGGCGTCGCCGGCGACGTGTTTAGCGCCGTCGAGAGCGTCGCGACCGGTGGCGTCGCCGGGCGAGGGATCGTGAAACAGATCGGCGACGCGATCTTCGGGGGCGGCAAGAGCTCGGCGCCGGACCACAGCGACCATCGTCTGCGCCGCGGCAACATTGCCGGCAACCCGCCGATCACCGCCGGCTCGAGCTCGGCCGCGGCGCCGGCGCGGAGGCCGCTCGACCGGCTGACGAAGATCAACCTCGCCGTGTCCGCCGCCCAGCTCGCCGTCGCGCGCGGCGACAAGGGCAGCCAGACGCAGCTCGTGGCCGCGCTGAAAGACCAGATCGACTACGACCGCGACTACGAGAAGAAGCAGGAGGATCTGATCCGTCGCGGCGTCGGCGACTCCAAGCAGCACGCGACGACCCTGGCGAGCCTCCGGTCGGACGAGCAGGGCGCCCTCGACCAGATCACCTCGATCGAGTCCGCCGCCGCGGCGAAACGGAAAGCCGCCCACGACAAGGCAGCGGCCGCCGCGGAGAAAGCTGCGAAGGAGGAGAAGGCCGCCGCCGAGAAGCGAGCGCGGCTCGCGGCGAAGCAGCTGCACGACCGTCTCGCCGTGCGTGCGCTGCGGCTCACGAACGCGGTCGCGGCGGCGAAGCTGACCGACGGCACGCTCGCCGACGACCGGAAAGCGTACGCGGCGCTGATCGCGTTCGACAAGCTCGAGTCGACCAACCAGCAGCTGACGCTCAAGGAGCGGCAGACGTATGTCGCGAAGGAGCTCGCGGCGAAGAAGCAGCTCGCCGACCTCGACAAGAAGAAGACGACCTCCGGCGGGGCTGCCGCAGACCAGGCGCAGCTCCTCGCCGACCTCCACAACTTCACGACCGCGTTCGCGCCGAACGCCCTCCCGGACCCCCACACCGGGAAGATCGCGACGCACGGCTACAACACGGTGCACGAGCTCCGCCAGATCAACGGGCAGCTCGCGAAGATCGGCCGGACGGACGCGTTCCCGGCCTCGAGGTTCGGGCGCGACTCGGCCATCTCGGTGGCAGGGTGAGGTACTCCACGATCAGCGCGATCGGCGGCTTCTCGGCGCTCACCTCCGCGACCCCCGACTACCTCGCGCTCGACGCGAACCGGTGCAGCGGCGGCGCCGACGCGCCACTGCGCACGACGATAGAGCCGGCGCCGGGCGCCGACGGCGCCCTCATCTTCGCTCCGTTCGACGACGCGCAGATCATCACGCTCGCCGGCGACCTGACCATCACCTCCGACGGATCCGACGCAGGCTACTTCGCCGCGCTCGACACGCTCCTCGCGTCTCTGAAGGCAGCGCTCGACGCCCTGAAGGCGGCACCCGACGACCTCGTCCACTCCGGCGGCACGCTGAAAGTCTGGAAGCAGGCGCCGCTCGAAACGTCGTGGGCGGGCATCACGATGTCGGTCACCTTCGGCCTCGTCGTGGACGTGTTCGCCTGATGGGTGCCGTCGTCGCGAAGATCTACGACCTGCAGTCGAACGAGCTCGCCGACATCTCCGCGATCGCGCTCGAGAAGTCGCTGGCGGTTGCTCACAACGGGCTGCGGACGTTCGTGATCACCGCGCCGGCCGGCCATTCGCTTCTCACCTCGGTGGTCGCGGGCGACGGTTTCCCGAACCTGCAGAAAGGCGACCGGAAGCTGATCGTGTGGGAGGACGGCGTCACGAACCCGGTGTTCCACGGCCGGATCCAAATCGTCGAGCGCAACGGAGACGGCACACAGAATCTCGCGACGATCACCGGCATGGACTTCTGGGCCGAGGCCGGCTACGACGGCGACGACCGCGCAGGCCGCTACGTGCGCGGCGGCACCGTCGCCGGCACCTACGACGGCAACTTCATCAACCCGAAGTTCGCCGGGACAGGCACCGGCGGCGCCGACGTCCTCAGCGGCCCTGACTGGCTGCTCCAGGCGCTCACGAACAGCCAGAACACCGGCGCCGAATCCGACCCCACCCCTGGCGAGGGGCCGCTGCCGATCGACCTGACGACCGGCACCTTCGACGTCGACGTCGGGCCGGCGATCGATCTGATGCCGTCGGAGACGATGAGCTGGCCGCTCGCGATCGGCGACCTGATGAACCAGCTCGTGCAGACCGGCGTCGTCGACATCGTGATGCGGCCGATCGACCCGTCCGAGGGCCTCGACCCGTACGCGATGGTCGCAGTCTCCGCGGTCTCCGCGTCCGGCACCGACCGCAGCGCGACCGTGCACTTCGACTACTTCACCGGGTCGAAGAACGCGAAGGGATGCCGCCACGTCGACGACTTCCAGACGATCTGCAACAAGCTCTACGACTACCTCGGCCCGCCCAAGGCAGGCGGCACACGTTGGACGGGCAACATCACCCCGGGCTCGCCCGGCACGACGGTCGACCCGACCGACAGCCGCACCCGCTACGGCGTCTTTCATCAGATCCGGATCAAGGACACGACCGGCACCGAGTCGAGCTCGCGGCCGCTCTACATCGCCGACTGGAACGCCGAGCAGGGCTACCGGATCTTCCCGCGCGACCTGCTCTACATCACCCCGGCTGACGACGCGAAAGCGCTCTACCAGCCGCCGGCTGACTTCGACGTCGGCGACCTGATCGCGATCAACGTCGGCGCGGACTTCGGGCTCGCGCTCGCCGACACGCAGCGGGTGTACGGCTACACGAAGACGTGGAGCCGCGAGAACGTCGCATCGGTGTCGGAGCTCCTGACCTCGGCGGACGCAGCCTGATGGCCCGCCCGCTGAAAGGGCAGACGACGCTCGGCAAGGTCGTGCGCGTCGGCGGCCGCGCGACGAACCTCCAGAAAAGACTCGACGGCGGCGACGGCATCCAGTTCGACGTCGACCAGTCCGGCGACTGGCTGTCCGTCACGACTAACTCGACCGGTGGGACCGATGGGGCAGGGATCAAGTTCGAGGCGCTCGGCGGTTTCACGTCGATGTTCTTCAAGACCGACGACCTCGGGACGGGCGAGCTCGGCGAGTTCGACTTCCAGGCGAACGGCGCGCAGGCGGATTACACCTTTCGCGGTGACCGTGACTTCAACGTGGACGTGTCGGAGGACATCAACCTCAATGCGACACGCACCGACCCGTGGGGCAGAACCGGCCGCGATGTGAATATCAGCGCGTACAGGGACGTGAATGTCGGTTCGGTCGGCGGCGGCGAAGTGAACGTGGGCGCGTTTCATACGCTCCCGACAGGCGTGTTTATCACGCTTCCGAACACCGACCCCGGCGTCTCCGGCGCGCTCTGGAACAACAGCGGCGTCGTGTCGGTGTCGCCGTGATCCACCCGGCAGCGAACGAGGCCTCGCTCCGCCATCTCGCAGCGCGCCTCCACCGCGCGGAGCTCGAGCTCGCGCAGGCGGTCGGCAACCTCGCCTGGAAAGACGCGTTGATCGCGGAGCGCGACGCCCGGATCGCCGAGCTCGAACAGCCGAAGAGCCGCAAGAAGACCTAACCGAATCCGAGGAGACACACAGATGCCGACCAGCGAGCCGGGGCGCAAGCCTGGGGCCACAACGCCATGACGACGCCCTACCGTCAGCCGATCCGGCCCGGCCAGACCGGCGCCGACGTCCTCGCCGTCAAACGCGCACTCCGCAAACTCCACATCGCGGGCTCCGGCGCACTCGTCCTCTCCAAGAACGCGGGCGTCTCGTTCGGCGCCTGCATCCGCACAGTCCAGCGGCAGCACCATCTGCCCGCAGACGGCGTGTACGGGCCCGCCACACACAAGGTCGTCGCGCCCGCGTTCGACCTCTACGGGATCTCGCTCTACAAGGCCGCGGCGATCCGGAACCCTCCGCCGCCGCCGATCCCCGCGACCGCCGTGCTGGCAGCGAAGGCGCTGCTCACGTTGCACGCCGCCGGCCGCTACCGGGCCGACAACCCCGGCGACCTCGCAGACATCCAAGCGACCGCCGCCGGCAAACCCGTCTGGTCGCACGCCGGCTGCTGGATCCACATCAACCCCGCCCCGCTCCGCGCGCTCATCTTCCTCATCGAAGACAAAGGCTTCACGCTCGGCACGTTCGCGATCTGCTCCGACCACTCCAACGACGGCCCGCACGGACACGCGGGCGGGCTCGCCGTCGACATCTCCTCGATCGACGGGATCTCCGTCGCCGCCGCCGCCGGCCGCGAGAAAACGCTCGCGGTCGCGACCGCCCTTCACCAGGCGCCTGCGAGCTACCGGCCCCGCCAGCTGATCTGCGGCGGCTACGCCAACCGGCCAGACGCCGCGATCGCCGCCCTCACGATCCCGTCCGCCGCGTTCTACGGGGCAACCACGATGCGCGAGCACGAAAACCACGTGCACGCCGGCTACTGATGAGTGACCTGCACCTCTTCATCCCGAAGCTGACCGTCGGGATCACAACCGGCGCCGGAGTGCTCGGGTCCGCGGTGTACGGCGTCACGTTCAACGACACCGTCGGGCTCGGCTCGATCGTCGTCGCCGCGGTCGTCGTGATCGTCGCCGGCGTCTTCACCCTCCGCAACAACCTCAAGTCGTTCTGGAAAGAGCTCGCCGAGGAGCGCGGCGCCCAGGTCAAGGTGCTCGAAGACGATCTGAAGAACAAGGCGCAGCAGCTCGTCGACGCGCAGCTGACGCACACCGGCCAGATGGCCGAGTTCGCGGAGGAACAGCGCGAGATACGCCACGCACTGAAAGGCAAGCTCGCCGAGCTCGAGGGGAAGCTGAAGCTCGAAGAGGCAAAGCACGACCTGTCGGCCGTCATCGCGCGCCTCGACGGGCTCGAGCAGGCGATCGACAGCCGCGCCCGGCTATTCGACAAGCTCGTCGCCGGCATCGCACAGCAGTCGCAGCTCCTCACCGAGATCCGCGACCAGCTCGTCGCAAGCTCCACCACCTAGACGAAGGAGAAGCCATGCCCACGCAGGGACATCCGAACGCGACCGCGTCGCTCTTCACGACCGGCCTCGCCTACGCCGTCTACCGCGTCTCGCTCCACTACGAGTGGCTGCGCATGTCGTCCGCGACGTCGCTGCTCGTCGCCGGCGCGATCATCACCGCCGTCCTCTACATCGGCCGCCGCGGCGTCTGGCCGATGCTGAAGAGCATCTGGACCGGTGCCGCCCAGACCGTCGCCGGCGAGAAGACCGTGCAGCCGCAGGAGCCGCCGGCGGTGCAGGAATGAGGCGGCTGATCGACAGCCGCGGCGTGACGATCGTCGAGGTGCTGATCGTGCTGATCGCGGTCTGCGCCGTCCTCCTCGTCTTCGGGAAGACGCTGTGAAGATCCGCGTCGCATCCGAGACCGACCTCGCGATCACGCTCGGCTGGGATGCCGTCCCCGGCGCGGCGGGGTTCATCTTCACCGTCGACGGAGAGGAGATCCTCGCTGACGCGAAACGCCACTTCACGATCGACGGCACGAGGACGTCGGTGAAGATCGGGAGGCCGCAGGACGGTAAACCGCACGCCTACGGGGTCGAGGCGCTGACGGTCACCGACCGCGGCTCCGTCGTCTCCCCGGCCCCGGCGCCGCCTCCGCCGCCTGCACCGACGCCTCCTCCGTCCGGGTCGATCAACTCGTGGGAGTACGGGCAGGCGATCCAACGGCGCGGCATCGGCACACCGACACGCGTGAAGGACGTGTCGACCGTGGCGGCGCTCCTCGCAGCATGGGCCGACATCCGTCCCGGCGACTCGATCCGCGGCCACGGCATCCGCAACACCGGCCAGGTCGCTCTGACCGGCAAGACGCTGTCCGGCTACGCAGAGATCGACCTGTCAGACGACTGCGCGTTCGAGGGGGCATCGAACCAGGCGCTCGGCTCGATCTACTTCGCCTACAACACGAACGTCCACCTGTACGGGCCGCGCTGCTCGGGCGCCCAGATCATCACCTACGACCTCGTCAACTGCGACGTCATGGACTGGCTGCTGCAGAAGCCCCGCGCCGGCGGACTCACCGCGTTCGGGATCAAGAGCCCTCCGAAGAACTGCGTGTTCCGCGGCCGCGTCGAGGATTCGAGCTACGGCTGCCATCCCGTCGCCGGCGGCGCGTACTTCATCACCCCGGACGTGCTCGCGGCGGACCCGCACGCCGAGAAGGGCACGGGCATCCATGCCGCGAACATCGGCGACTCGCACTTCTGGGTGGAGGACTCGAAGTTCATCCTCGACATTCAGGACGCGTGGACGGGTGCGGGGATCGAGTTGTCGAACCTCCGCAAAGGCGCGCTCGGCACGGGCTGCGAGATGTGGGTGCGTGCGAAGGGGCTGCATCAGCCGGCGCAGTCGCAGGTGTCGGGCAACGGGCTGCAGTTCTGGGGTTCGCCGTCGATGACCACCGACGGCTGCACCGTCCACTACCTCGAGGTGGCCGACGCGCAAGGCCGCGCCGTCGAAGCCGCCGACCTCGAGGGGCCGTTCTCGGGCGTCACAGTCGAGTACGGGCGGGCGACGAACACGGTGCAGAACCCGCGCCTCTCCGGCAGCAGCTACCGGCAGGCGGGCGGCATCGTCTACCGCGACGTGAAGTAGGACTTCCGCTCGGCGGGCGGCTTCTCGAGCACGGCGAACAGGACGGCGAGCGGCAGGCAGAAGATCCCGAACAGCAGCCACCCCCACACGGGGCCGCCCTTGTCTTTCGCGATCAGCCACGGGATCCAGCAGAGCAGCAGCCCGATCCCCCACAGAGGGCCAGCGTAGATGATCATGCTCGACGCCTTACGGTCACCAATGCCATGCGTTTCACGGTTCGCTCCCTTATCTCGGATGGAAGAATGTTCGGGTGCCCAGCGCCGACGAGCTCAGGGCGACGATCGCCGATCTCGCGTGCGGCTGCGAGATCCCGCAGCCGCGTCGCCACCTGACCGCGGCCGCATCCATCGTTGTCTGCGACCGCTGCGGCCTCTTCGTGATTGGCGGCGGCCGAATCGACCGCAGCGCCCTGCTCGAGACCGAAGTCGCGAGTCTTAGGCTGCTTGTCCGGGCGCTTGAGAGCCAGATTCGCCAGCATCGCCAGAGTCATCCTCCAGGTGTTCAACACCAACGGCGTGCGCGATCCGGATCAGCAGCGAGAGGGATTCTTCGGCTGTTGCCTCCAGCCGATTGAGCCTCTCGTCCGAACCGACGGCTTCCTCGTTGCCGTAGAGGAACCATTCGGTCGGCCGGTTCAGGAGCCGCGAGAGCTCCGCGAGGTGCCGGTACGGGATCGTGACGCCGTTCTCGTAGTCCTGAAGCGATCGCGCTGAGAAAGACGCGAC